GGTCTATTTCCTTAAGAGCTTGGCGCTCAGATGCGCATCGAAAATTTTCTCATATGGTTATTAACCCATATGTGAAGTAATTGGTGTCATCCACCTATCATGGACTTAATCATAAGTCTCCTATAGGCGAAATTGCTAAGTTGTCCAACAGAGCCTGATTTTCCAAACGAATTTGGACCAGACTAAGCGAACTTGCACTCAGCGGACCTGAAACCATAACATTACCAGCCATTACAGAGTCTCCAATTTCTTGGATACCTGTAGTTTGGATAGTGATATTAGGAGTCGAAGTCATTTCTTCCTCCAATATCCCTAACCATGCTCACGGATGACCATGGTAATAGGATAGGAAGATAGATCCCGAGAGCAATAAAGCTCCAGCACTAAGTAAACCAATTGCCAGTCAATTGACTGACATTTGATTTACAACCCGACTGATCTCTAAGGTGTTAGTCTCCGTTTCTTCTGATATAATATCATAAACAAACGGACTCACCAGATAACCGCTGGACGAGTTGCCATATAAGTATTCTAAAATTAAAAATGTTAGAACACTTATAACTATGAAATCTACCCATGGGAAGTTAAGAATGCTTCCCGAGGGAGATGGATGGTTGACCAACCCTTCTAAGTTATCACCTCGTTCAATCTTTGGTTTCTGAGCTTTAACAGGTAAAGATAGATCTTTACCGTAAAACTCAGATCACAGCGGTTTAGTGGATTCTTGTCAATATTTATAAATAGACAGGAAGTCCCTAAAAGGTCTTTCGGACACTCGGGATTCTTTCCAGAATTCTTCTGGAACTCGAGCCCTCAAATCATCTAAAGCGAAATATGTGGCGCACTGTAAAGAGAGTACATCTACTCTATCAACCATTGATTCCCCCGTATTAACTAGTGGGGGAACACTAATGTTTGACATTTCCGAGAGGAACTCGTCATGCAACTTTCAAACATCAATACCAATCTTGAGATCTTTCAACTTCTCAAAGCGGTATCCATGGTTTGACATCCCTCCTTCATTTCAAGCAGACAGATAATCATAATCTATATCTGATGAATGGAGTTCAGGGCTCAAGACGGCATTCCACGGTACATTAGTAGTAACCGTGGCTCCATCTGAGCCATTAAGGGAAGCCATTGATATGATAGGTATAGGAGTAACAGAGTCCAATTTCTTTGAAGTGCCTTCAAGGTCTTTAATATAAGAGAGAAAATCCTTGTAAATCGAATTAAATTTTTCATTATTCTTTTTAGCAAGGATTGAGGATACAGCATTAATAGCGGAATCTGATGGCTTAAAGCCTTCAGTCCAAGATTTTTGCAATAACCAATCTCTATACGAAGACTTACCTAGAGGACTACTAGGGTGAGAAAATCACACTAATAATACTCTAAGTCTAGTTGGTAACTTAAAGAATAAAGTTTTATAAACTTTAATCTTGGACTTATACCCGTAACCTAAAAACGAGAGAATTGCATTGAGAGAGAGATCATACTTACGAATAAACTCAACAATCAAGGAAGTAGAGCAACGAGTTGCTATACTTTCCTTGAACGGAAGCATATTAGCAGTTACTTTGTCAACAAAGAATTTCTTTGCAAACTCAATAACAAACTTATTCTTGGAAAGAATAGATTTTGCTAATCCTGCTTTTACTCCAATTAATTGGAGTAATTGACGATATTTTGTAGTCTGATTTGCCCCCTTTATGACACCATCATCCCCCAAAACAGCATAGTCCGCATACCATGAATCACTACCACATTGTGATGCAGAATACTGCATCATGGCGTGATGAGTGATAGCAAGCATAGCTCAAGAAGATAAAGCACCCATTGGTTGGCCAACAGTATAAGTAACATATTCTGGAATATTACCAGGGATGGTAAATTCAGATTTCTTACTATACTGGGGCATTAGACCAACGGAGTACTTCCGTCCCACTAAAAGGTCACGTCACGCCTCAGCAAACTGTTGAGAGTCGGGAACAAGATCTTTAAGTAGGACCTTCAGAACACTAACTTGTAATGATATGGGGAGCCTATCTGTAGCTGCCGACAGGTCAATAGAGGAGAATAAACCTTTCGGCTTATCCCCATACTGATCTTGAAGGCGTTTTATGGGACTCATCTGTTCAAAAGTTCCATCTTGAGGTATCGCTCTTAAAATTTTAAAGAGTCAGATATGCAAAGGATGGAGCAGTCACTGGGTTCAAGCATCAACCATGGCAAATACTCGAACTTTTCCTGCAGGTTCCGATTTATATCGGACAGCCCCAAGGGGAAGTCCAGTGAAGTCAAATTGATCAATACGATCATTTGACACCATGGCGACAGTTTGAAGCCTAGAGAGAAAAGTAGATGAATCCTTTATTTGGGGAAGAAAACGCTTTAGAGCCTCTAATAGAGTATTGTCTGGTGACTTTCGTAACCAAACACGTGCTGCTATTACAAGAGCTCTAACAGATGAATTTGTATAAGAAGTCCCAGGTGGGTCATTTAATGTCATGGCCGTTGGGCCAGACTTTAGAATCGGAAAGATTTTAGGACCTGAAAGTTCAGGAAACTTAATCATCTTAAGTAGTTGAGGTTTGAAAGACTTTTCTAGAAAGTCTTCCCAAACTGGAATAAATGAATCAATATTAGGACCTGAATCTGTAATAGTATTTAGAGATAACTTACCTCTAAAATCTAGAACACGATACAAGCCCAATAGAGTCATTCAGAGTCTTATACTAGGAATATCTCTATCCCTAGATATTAAAACTCTTACTCCAGCAGGTATAATTAAAGGAACTCCTGCTCTATTACGAGAAGGACGAACTTTTAATTCACCCAAATCAACTACACGATAACCTGCTACACATTGTTGTAGAAGCACCTGGCTAGCTTTTAAATATAAAACAAGACCTTTTAAACCACTGTGCTTAGCAATCCGATAACATCGGAAGCTAAACAAAGATACCTGTTTCACAACAGATTTGGATGAACGAGGGCGGACACCTCTCACAATACATAGTATTGTGGAGATTAATCCGCGGCCCTTATTTCTAAAGACCAGACCGTTTATAGTTTTCAATTTTGAATTAATAACTTTAGTGAGCGTAGTCATACGCTCCTTAAGGTTGTCATTCCAGACTTGTGATCTGCTCTGAGACGCCAAATTAAATTTTTTATTATGGAATGAATTTTTCATAGTATATTTTTTTTAAAATGGTGTCCTTGCGGATGCAAGATTAGGTATAAACCTAATTGGGGGCTTAAGGCCCTCCGGAAGATTCAATTTTGGGAACCATAAACCCCTCTTTCCCTATCCCAGTAAACCGGGGTAGGGGGAGTAGGTCCTCGATAAGAGGTATGGCAAAGGTCTATAAGGATTGTATGAGGATTTAAACCCTCCTCATCCTCCTTATTACCTTTACAATCAACCTGAAAATAAATCCAGTAATTGATTGTTATCTTGGCGCGGGGGTTTCTCAACTCACGACTCAGATGCACGAAGGCAATAGAGCCATAAGACAAGAAGCACAAGCTTTTTGTGGGCCCTTGAGTAATCAAG